TTTCCTAGAAGAGCATTATATAACTCTTGGTAGATACTATCGAGTTATGACCTTTTTTGAAAATATGTTTTGCGATAGTATCTAAAGTATCAGTCGAAGAGTGATTGTCAACATACTATCGGCTTTTACAAGTTTTCAAAAAAGATTTCCAATAGCAGGGTAAAAGTGGTAATTCTCGGATACTGTCAGCAAAAGTAGTTTTTCAAAAAAGTTTCTTGATAGTATCCCCTATTCATTAGTATTCAATGATTCAATGGATTGTAGTTAGTATACGCGCATGGAGGTGCTCTCATGGGTGGCAGAAACCACGGTCCAATGAATTATTGAATTAGATGAGTTCTTAGACATATATTGCTGTGTTTTGCTGACACTTGCTCAGATTTAGTGCTAGCATTTCTTTATGACTGAAGAAAACAATTTAGGGCTTCTTGCTGGACTCGACATCACAGTTGAGGAAGCAACAGAGGTCTACAACAAAATCAAGATTGCTGGGAACAGAGACGGTCGTATTTGTATCTGTGGACACGCAATGGGATATCACGCTCTTATCGAGGGTCGAGGTGTCGTTAGATGTAATGCTCAGAAACAGAACTGTGCTTGTAAGAACCCAAGACCAGTTTTGATTACCAGCAACGCAAGAGCCTTTATGAAGAAGACTTATGGAAGTGCTGGACTACACGCTCTGACTCAAGGAGTAGTTGCGTCTATCACTGCTGGTGGTTCAGTTGAGTGGATTGTGGAACTGAAGTGCGACAAGTGTGAAAACCCAAGTCAGGTAGTTCCTTGTCCAGTTACTGTGAGTGGTCAAGTATCAAATGACCCGACTGGCTATGACAAGTTTCTTTGTAGAGATTGTAGAAGTGGTCGATAGTCCTAAAGAACTTGTTTATGAAGTAATCAAGGCGAAGTTAGCCTGTGAACTAAATGACAAGTGGCATAGTCGATTACCTTACATTCACTGGAGCAATGTTGTTCGCAACACTGCCTATGTTTGTTTCGGAGCCAAAGACGAGAACGGTGAGTATGTCGCTGTTGGGATTTGGAGTTCACCTGTTGCTCAGAACAGATTCAAGTATGGAAAGCAGATGCTTGAGTTGAGACGAATGGCAATCAGCGATGGCTGTCCTAAGAACACAGCAACTCATATGCTCAGATTTATGCGTCGATGGATTGTGGCTAACAAGCCAACTATCGCTATGCTGATTTCCTATCAGGACACAGAAGTTCATTTGGGGACAATCTACAAAGCAGATAACTGGGTCGAGGCTTCATTGAGCCAAGGACTAGCGTGGACTACGACAACACGAAAGCGTAATAAAGAGCAAAGCCTAGCCCCAAAGATAAGATGGGAATACAAATTGAAAGATTATGAAGAGGTTGACAAAGCCGAAGACAGTCTATAAACTGGTATAAACGAAACGACACAGGAGATAAAAATGGGACCAACCCCTTTACAGAAAAGACTTGGCGTAGCCCAGAAACTTTGGACTGACGAAGAACTCATCGAAGAGTTCAAAGCCTACAACGAACTACAAGCCCAACAGTATGACGCTAAGTGGGAGTGGGAAATTGGCGGATGGCGTATGTTCCCTAACCAAATCGGTGGATTCCTTATGGTCATTGGATTTGACGCAAACCCTACGGTACGCTCTTCAGATGCTTATGAAGTAGACCCAAAACCAAGACCTTGGAAGATTTGCTACAAGTCAAGTTGGGATTCCAAGATTGTTGGTCTGATTGGTTCATACGAGAAGAACTCGTTTGAGACTCTTGAGCAAGCACGCTATCAATTCTCTGAAACTGCTATGCGTATCGAGCGAGAGTTCAAAGATGCTGGGGTCACTGAAAGTACCCCTCGTCAAGCAATTTGTGGCAGTTGTCTAAAACTTCACGACTGGGACAACGAGGCTGTGAAGTATTTCGGAATGTGGACTCTGACTCCATATCGCCAGTACGATGATACCTATGACGGTTGTAGAGGTTGGGACTAATGGAAGACCCTGAATTCTTTGAGGAACTCGTAGACGCAGCGTTCGATAATGTCGCTGTCGTCTTCGTTCCGCTAGGCGATGAAGAAATACAAATCACTTCGATGTCTGAGATTCCAGTCGAGAAGATGATGAACTTTATGCTCGCTGACAACAACGACAAACTTATTCAGATGTTTGGATTGGTAGAGTTGTGCCTTGTTGACCCGAAAGATTTCAATAAGATTCAGCAAGTCAATACCAAAAAGTTTATGAAGTTCGTAGACGACTGGACTCAGAAAAGTTCAGATGAAGCGATGGGAGACCCATTTGAGTAAGCCACACTACAACATCGTGATTGCTACGCCAGGCAGATTGCTACACAACACCTATGTTGGTGCGCTAGTCGAAACCACTAAGTGGTTGACCGAGCGTGGTCTGACTTATAAGTTCATCAACTGCGCGTCTTCACTTGTGTCTCACGCTAGAGAAATGACAGCCATCGATGAACCTCACGCCAACTGGGACACCAATGAGATTGGTTCAGGTAAGTACACTTACGACAGAGTTGTTTGGATTGATTCAGATATCTCGTGGGGACCTGAAGCATTTGAAAAACTAATCTCAAGTGAGCACGAAATCATTAGCGGTATGTATTACACACAGATTGGCGATATGTCAGTCTCTGTTTCTAAATTTGCTCCAGATGGTATTAGCCCAATCAACTGTAAAGAACTAGATTTCTTTTTCGATGAAGAGCCAATCGAAGTCTTTGGAGTAGGGTTCGGATTCATCTCTATGAAGTCTGGTGTCTTTGAGAGTATGCAACGACCTTGGTTCCGAATCGAAAGAATTGACCACCCAGAAAAGAAAATCACTTTGGATATCGGTGAGGACTACTCGTGGTGTATGAACGCGAGACGAGCAGGTATGAAAATTATGCTCGACCCAACCATCAAGGTTGACCACCACAAGGAGAGCGTGTGGCATCTGAGGTAAGAATCTGTGGATTCTGTATGACTGGGCATCACCCTAACTGTAAAAAAGAAATAAAGTATTACGACAAAATCTGGCTATGTCATTGTCAGATATGTCATAAGCAAGAAGATGAAGACAAGAGTGATTGATTACACAATCAAACCCATAGCGTCGAAAGAGGCAAATGAGATGGTGGTCGAGAGCCACTATCTCCACCGTCGCGCATCTACAATGTTTGCTTTTGGAATATTCGATGGCGAAGAAATGATTGGTTGCGTTATCTACGGAAAGCCAGCATCACCCAGTTTGTGTATCGGAGTTTGTGGCGCAGAAGAGTCTTCTAAAGTTTTAGAACTGACCCGCCTCTGGATAAAAGATGGCACTCCTAAAAACACAGAGTCATATCTGATTGGTCGTAGCCTAAGACTTTTGCCTAAGGAAAAAGATATAATCGTTTCTTACGCAGAGATTGGTGCTGGTCATATTGGAATTGTGTACCAGGCGACCAACTGGATTTACACAGGTATGTCTGACCGCCATGTCGAGTGGCGACTAGATGGAATATCTGGGTCGCACTCACGCCACCTGTTTGATGAGCACGGTGGAGTCAATGGCGCAAAAGCGTACTTTGGCGATAGACTTGAAAGACACGAGAGACCGCGAAAGCATCGCTATGTGTATTTCAACTCTTCTTCTAAACAGAGGAAGAAAGAACTGCTGGATAAGTTGAAGTATAAAGTCCAGCCTTATCCGAAAAGAGAAACAACAACATGAGTTGGTTCAAAAACCTATTCAGGAAGAAGCGTCTTCCAGCCCGCGACCACATTGGTCGTTTCCTAGCCAACGACAAAGGCGAAATGCTTTATACCGATTCCCCAGTGGAAGAGATTGAAAGAGCAAAAGCAAAAGCGTTGAAGAGAGACAAAGAGCGAGCAATCGCGACTATCAATCTCACGATTCAGAAGAAGATAAACTCCACTTGTGGTTGCGACATCTCACTGAAGAAGTGCTCTTGTGCTCCAAAGACAGCACCCGCTAAAAAGGCACCTGTCAAAAAAGCACCAGCCAAGTCGACTGAAAAGAAGACGGCTATCAAGAGCGACCTTGCTGATAAGCCAGTCGCTAAGAAAAAGCCAGCACCAAAAAAGAAGTAGTTCTCAAAACACTTTTACAAATTAGCCCCGAAAAAATCGACCCCTTGATTTTTCGGGGTTTTTTTGTTGTTTGTAAATGAAAAAGGTACCCCGGTCACTCACCAGGGGCAAAATTTCGCCGAAAGCAGATTTCGCGGATAGCGTATAGTGATAACTGTCGGACCTTAGTCCGACGGGTAGAGACAACCTTAAACTGCGAGCGCATCGCAAAGTAATGGGTTGGGCGGTCAGTAGTCTCTCCCCAATCTGGCCGCTCAACTCTTAAACAGAGGACACGATTTATGTCAGACGAACTTGAGAGAGACCCTTTCTCAAAACCTGAGTTGGAACAGCCAGATGTCCAAATCGACACCCCTATAAATCTCAGACCTGACCTCAGTCTCCACGGAATCGAAGAGACCGACCGTGGCGTATGTCTGGACACATTTGAAAACAGGTCAGCATTGCGTCGAGCGAAGTTCAACTGGCTTCCTGTCTACGCCCTTAATGGCGTTCCTACTGGTCTGATTCAGGCTCTCTCCCCAGAGATGCAATCTCAACAGCGTTTACTTTCTCTCGATGAGAAGGTAGCCATCTTGACTGAACCAGACGATAAAAATTCTGATTATATAACTGGCTATAACTTAATAGCGGAGTCAGCAGCAGACTACATTGCTCCGCCGTGGGTGCTGGGCGCGACACGCGCTTGGGCTAAACAACAAAACTCTGGTGAACTGGCGCATGGAAAAAAGGAACTCCCTCTTCCTCGACGCTGTAAAGCAATCAAAGATGATGGCATCA